GATAAGGTCTTTTCTCTTAGTCCACAACGCAAAAGAGCAGTGGGGATTATGCAAGGTGATATTGTGCAGGTTTTCAAGGTGGGTCATGTTGATAAGTTCCCCGTGCGATGAAAACCGGAAAAACGCCTGTAATATTGTCGGCAACATATGCGACGGAATAAGACCGCCGGATAATATCTCGCTGTTCATTTCCCAAGCCGGAACGCAGTTTTTACGAATACCGCGCAACATTGTATCACTATAACATTTAGTGCAGATTATCTTATCATTCTTACTATTGACCATCTTTTGGCAAAACGGATTAGATAGCGTGTTTGTGTTTAGGGATTGAATATCGGATAGTTTCCCTGAGCCGTTGCTGATTTTTAAATTCATAACTTTTCCTTTCGGTCGTTGCGTTAACCGATGGATAGCTGATATGATTTCCGGCGTCAAGTGGTTTTATTTTCCGCCCTATCTTAGCCAGATAACACGCCGCGCAAAACCTAGACCAATCATCCGGCTTGATATCGGCAGGTGCGCCGCAATCGTCACAAGAGGGGCGGTCGGTGTGTTTGATATTAGCTGACATTATTTTGATCCTTTTGCTGACAATATTTTGGCTGACATTATTTCTCTGACAAAATGATTGACAAATTTTTGATACCTTTCATACCCTTTGCCGCCGCCTTCATGTTGGCTAATTCTTCGGATGTCTTGCATACCATTGACATTTTCATCGTTCCCTTTGTCATGGTTCGTGCCTCTTCTAAACGGCGGCGACATTCCTTTTCTGTTGGTACATTTCCCATCAGTCCTGTTCAACTCCGATAAGATCTACGCTTTCGATATCATAGATGTTGTCTATCAGTTCCTTTGCTGACATCTCGTCGACAATGTGACTGGCTTGTGATTCGACAGCATCAGGGCTAGTTCCGCTAGGTACGGAAAAGCCGACGGATACTTTGGCGACAATCTCAATTTCCACAATGTAGTGGTCATCATAAGGGTTCATAGCGTTTTCCTTTCGGGGTTGAAGAATTCTTGAAACTCCATGCGTGGCATCTCGGCTTTGCCATACGGATTGCCAAACATGATTTCGTATTCCTGTTCTAGTCTGGCGTCAGTCACTCGGAAAGTGTGACCGTTGTCAGCATCCCTCTGCTTACGATATAAGTCTGCCTTTGTCCACCAAGTTTTGAACTCGACAGGATTGCCCTGCCAATCGTGTTCGGCGGCAATGCGTTCGCACATCTCAACACACTGTTCGTAAGAACGGGAATTCTTTTCACTGGGTCGCATCACGCAATCTCCACTTCTGCATTTGTTTCTATCCACACTTTAGCACCACAAGACAGGGGCTTATCTGGACTGTACACAACAGTGCTTTCCCCAAGTATCCGGACGCTAGAGCCGTATGTGTTCGAATTGCTTGTCTTGACAGTGATACAAGGTTTGTTCTCGCCTGTCTTAGCGTTCGAACGGATAATGTGTTGGTTTATGTGTATTCGTTTAAGCATCCTTGCTCTCCTCATCCTCGTCCTCATCAGGGTCAACATTAAAGCACACTTTAACAACGCCCTTATCCTCACCACAGATACACCAGTCCTTACGGCTAGGGTACATCCACTCTAGGTGTTGCAACAATTCGTATTTAGTCATCACCACTCTCCTGTTCTCTATCCTCTTCTTCTTCAAAGAAAAAGGTTAGTGTCATCTCTAAACCCCCATCGTTCTCTATCTTATGGTTGACAGGGCAATTATACATCCATTGCCAAAAGTCTTGTCTTGTTTTACTCATTGTCCTTCCTCTCTCACTTCAATAGTTTCCTCATGGTCATAGCCATAGTCCAAGCCAGAGCCTGTGTGTAAAGCATCGTCTGAATCGTACTCACCAGAATACACTTTCTCCTCTGCCTTCTGTGCGTTGTCTGCTTCAACAGTTACAACACTGTAACCTGTCCACTCTGTGTACACTTTATACTTAGGCATCCCAATTCTCCCAATCAACTTCCAGTTCATCTGCTTCAATACATTCGGCAGTACCAATGTATCCACCTGTCAGGCTTGTCCACTCTGCACAGGCATTTGCTTCTATCTCTGCTAGTGATTTACCTGTCACAGTGACCCTGCGTTCCACCGTACCCATCACAAGCACCGAATAACATTTACTCATGCCTACTTCCCCATCACATAATCAGAATAGTATTTTGCATTCCCCTCATCATCCCTTTGAGGTTCGAACTGAAACTCGGTGGCAAGCATGAAGATGATGTTCTCCATGTCATCCAAGTGCCGCATCTCAAGGGTACGGCAATCGTCAGCATACTGAAGCATATTTCTTAGCTTGTTGTGTGCGTCAAGTAGCTTCTTTCGTTTATCTGCATTGAATACCATCGCTCTAATCCTTTCATATCTGGTTGCGATAGGATTAGTCATACAGGTAATAAAAAGGGGTGTCAATACAAAAAAACAAAGGACGGTAACATTTTTTGCTACCGCCCCTTGCCAACGCTACGAAAGGAAAATTCCAAATTCAGTGTGATACCTCGTATGGAATACCCATTCTTACCAGACTATCCCACTGTCTGTCAACCCAATCTTTGCACATTTTTTCACTTTTTCCGACAAATATGACAATCCAACGCATATAGTCTGTGCTGACATTATCTTTGACATTTTCACGGGATGTTTCACCCAAACGAACCGATGACAGTTTTGCAACAACTTGCCATGCCCCATCACAATCTCGCTGACAAATATCGTATTCAAATTCAGACCGTGACATTTCTTTCTTCCTCTTCCTGTCGCAAATCTTCAAGATACAAAGTTACTGCTGAACGAATCAGGTCAGCAACACTGACTTGTGTGTTGTATCGGTTTGTGTGTAATTCTGAATAGGCTGACAATTTATCAAAGTCCTCAATCGGAATGGTCAGATTGTATGACTTTGTTTCCTTGTTGATCTTCATTGGTCTTACCATCGTAGTCCTCTTCTGTTTCATTGACATCATAATAGGATTCAAGTAGGGTTCTTTTTTTATTAGGAATAACCCTTTTGTGATACTTGTTAGTATATAGGTCTTTTATAATGGGATTCTTTTTCATAATAGGTTACCCCAATGGGATTGTCTTTTAATGTTATAGACGATGTGTCAAGCGGCTGTCAACAACTTTTTTTAGGTTGACGGACATTTTGTTTTGCTGTATTGGTGACAACATGACTACACCAAACTGGTTAAAATCTTATGTTGAATCGCTGACAATTTCTGTCGGTGGTCGTATGCGATCAGACTGCCCCGTCTGCGGCAAGTCGAATACCTTTAGCGTATCCGACACAGGCTTGCAACGGCTTTGGTTTTGTTTCCATGCGGATTGCCACACAAAGGGTTGCACCGATTTGACACTGACAAAAGAAAAAGCCAAGACTGCTTTCACCAAAAGAGTGGCTGACAAAATTGTTGCTGACAAAACATCCTTTCAAATACCGGATACCTTTGTCAGTCTGTCACGCAACCTTGATGCCGAATCCTATGTCAAACGAGTTGGTGCGTACGATGCGTATCTTGCAGGTCGTGTTGACATTCGCTACGACTTTCGACAGCACCGTGTCGCGTACATGATCAAACAGAACGGATCAGTCATCGATGCGGCAGGACGAGCATTACGAAACATCAAACCGAAGTGGTATCGCTACAATGATCGAAAATACCCATTTATTTGTGGAAGCAGCTCTGTGGGAATTGTTGTCGAAGATGCTGCTTCTGCTTGTGCCATTAGCAACATAGCCACAGGGATAGCCCTGCTTGGTACAAATCTACCGCCAGAGTACATAGATGTCTTGACAAAATTTGAAAAGATCTATGTCGCACTTGACAAAGATGCAACAAGTCTGGCATTAACGATGGTTCGACAGTTGGCGACAAGTGTCCCAACCAAGATGATTATTTTGAAACGTGACCTTAAGGATATGACAAAGGACGAAAGGGATGACTTCATCACAAGCAAACTCAATTGACAAACAGATACTTGGGTTCTGTTTGAACGCCGACTTCTTTGGTCGGGTTAAAAACATTCTTGACAGATCAATGTTTGAACGGGAGTTGCGTGACATCTTTGACACGCTGACATTTGCTCACACAAACTACGGTAAGGATATTACAATCCAAGAACTCGTTGCGTTATTTAATGACCGCAACCCTGCAATGCCTGACGCATCGCGTCGCAATGTTGTTGAGACAATCGTCCAGTTGGAGATTGGCAACCCCGACAATACGGATTTGCATCTTGATATTATCAACAACTTCTGGTTACGCGACAGGGCAAGACAGGTTGGAGAAAAAGCCATCGAGATTTTCACAGGTGAAAGTGAAGACTTTGGCGAATTGCGACGCCTAATTGAAGTCGTTGAAGACGGGCGAATATCTGACAAAACAACCTATTCCAAGATTGATTCTGATCTGGAAGAGTTGCTAGATGACGAGACAGGAGATCCGGATTTCCCTTTTGAATTCAACCTGATCAGCGAAAATGTTTCGGGACTTGATCGGGGTAATTTGGGTATTCTGTTTGCTCGTCCCGAAGTAGGTAAGACAACCTTCTGTTGTTTTCTTGCCGCAAGTTATGTTCGACAAAAGTTCAAGGTAACCTACTGGGCAAACGAAGAACCTGCCAAGCGTATCAAGTTGCGTATCATCCAATCCTTCTTTGGCGTAACCAACGAGGAGATGAGACGAGACAGGACAGAATTAGCAGAGCGTTACCAACACGAGATTGCACCGTACCTAACAATATTCGATTCGGTCGGCACAAGCGTTGAAGAGATGGATCAGTATGCCAAACTAAACAGTCCCGACATCATGTTCTGTGACCAGTTAGATAAGTTTCGTATATCTGGCGAATACAATCGCGGTGACGAACGCCTCAAAGAAACGTACGTTGTTGCTCGTGAGATTGCAAAGCGAAACAACCTTTTGCTTTGGGCTGTCAGTCAGGCAAGTTTTGACGCTCACGATAGACAGTGGATTGATTACTCGATGCTTGACAACTCACGGACAGGCAAGGCGGGTGAAGCCGACATTATCATCGGCATTGGTAAAACCGGATCAAGTGACATTGAGAATGTTGTTCGACACATCTGTGTAAGTAAGAACAAACTTAATGGGTGGCACGGTATGATCAATGCACAGATTGACATTGGTCGGGGAGTATATTATTGAAAAGAAATAGCTTATATGCTCGCGACAGGCGTTTAAGAAGACGGCGATGGCTTGATATCTACAAACTACGCAGGGGATGCGACATCTGTGGTTATAGGGAGCATCCAGTTGCGCTACACTTTGATCACCTTGATAGATCACAAAAGCGTTACGCAATTGGTATCATGATTACCCACAATCTCAAACGTCTGTTTGAAGAAATACGAAAGTGTAGAGTGCTTTGCGCGAACTGCCACTATATTGAAACGCACAAGGAAAGAGACAATGAAGATACTGACATTTGACGTCGAAACAACCCACATTGAACTACCATCAGGTGGCACAACACCACTACCATACTTTAACAACAGACTTGTGTCGGTCGGTTACAAATGGCTTGATAGCCCCGAAGTGACGTACGACTGCTACTACCACTCAACTGAACCACCCACCCAACAGGCGGCTGTATCCTTTCAGTCTTGCCTCGACAGGGCAGATGTGGTCGTTGGACAAAACATCAAGTTTGATTTATCGTGGATACGAGCGTGTGGCTTTGTGTACGATAAAAAGGTTTATGACACGATGGTTGCGGAGTACATTCTTTCAAAAGCCAGACGGTGGCCTCTTGGGTTGGACGCACTGGCAAAGAAGTACGGCGGAACCCAAAAGGAAAAGGACTTGATTACACCGTACTTTGAGGACGGTAAAACATTCTACGATATCCCGTGGGACATCATTGTGGAATACGGAACGGCTGACGTTCTTGCTACTGAGCATGTTGCTCTCAAACAACTTGAAGCCTTTGGCACTACATTCGAGGAATTATTCAATGGAACAGAAATTAATACCAACGCTGAAATTGTCGCTTGACATGACTGCCGTGCTTGCACGGATCGAATACAACGGTATCAAGATTAATCAAGATACCCTCGCAACCATTCGCACCCAATACGAAAACGAGATGAACCATCTTGAGTTGCGTCTCACGGAACTTGCCCAAGAAGCGATGGGTGATACGCCAATCAATCTGTCTAGCCCAGATGATCGTAGCATGTTGCTTTACTCACGCAGGGTTCGTGACAAGGGGCTTTGGTCAACAGTATTTAATCTGGGTCACGAGGTGCGCGGCTCAACTCGCAAACCAAAGCGTCGCACCCGTATGTCCAACAAGGATTTTACCGCCAACGTGCGAGGATTGACTGATGTCGTTTATAAGACAATTGGTAAGCACTGCCACGATTGCGGTGGTAAGGGACGTTATTCACCGCTCAAGAAGGACGGGTCACTTGGCAAGGCTATTCGCATCTGTCGCCCTTGTAATGGCAAGGGAGTGATATACGAATCAACAGGGCAGGTTGCCGGATTCAAACTTGTACCTCGCAACGTTGTTGACGTGGCGTCAGCCGGATTCAAGACGGACAAGGAGACCTTGAATGAACGGGCTATGGATATGCAGGGAAGCGCACGAGAGTTCGCCGAATCTTATGTTCGCTACAATGCTCTTCGGACATATCTCAGCACCTTTGTTGACGGAATGGAAAACAACGTTGACAGTGAGGGGTTCATCCATCCCGAATTTATGCAGTGTGTTACTGCAACAGGTCGCCTATCCAGTCGCAAACCAAACTTCCAAAACATGCCACGAGGATCAACCTTTGAGATCCGCAAGGTGATTGAAAGTCGGTTTGAAGACGGGTGGATCATCGAAGGGGATTACAGCCAGTTGGAATTCAGAGTGGCAGGGTTTCTTGCAAAGGATGACCAAGCCTACGAGGATGTTGGCATGAAGGTTGACGTTCACAGTTATACGGCGAACATCATTGGTTGCACACGCCAAGAAGCCAAAGCCCACACCTTCAAACCCCTGTACGGTGGTGTAACTGGTACTGATGATCAGCAACGATATTACCGCGCCTTCAAGCAGAAGTACGCAGGGGTTACAGAGTGGCACGACAGTTTGCAACGGGAAGCGGTATCCAAACGACAAATAACTTTGCCATCCGGACGCCAGTACGCTTTTCCTGATGCTCGATGGACTGAGTGGGGTACTGCGACAAATCGCACTGCCATCTGCAATTACCCTGTTCAAGGGTTTGCAACGGCTGACTTGTTACCCTCTGCGTTGGTGCGGCTAGATTATGAAATGAGGAAACATAACCTTAAGTCATTGATTTGTAACACTGTTCACGATTCAATTGTGATTGATGCTCATCCGGATGAAAAAGATATTTGTATTGAACTGATGAAAATTTCTATGCTTTCAATTCCGGAAGAGGTTTCAAAGCGTTACGGAATTAATTATGACATGCCAGTTGACATTGAAATAAAAATCGGTAAAAACTGGCTTGACACAACCGAAGTACCCTTGTAGTATGGTACTACAACTCAACCCTTCTATGAATGGAGATTTTGAAAATGGACGGGACAGAACTTGTAAATATCGATTCAGACATGGATCAACTCGTAGCGGCTTTTGATAGTGACAACACAGAAGCCCTTATGAAATTCACGGGACAGGCAGAGCAAAAGAAGACTGGTTTGCCTCGTCTTAATATCAACTACAACGAAGAAACTGACGACGGCATTTCTCTGAAGCGTGGCACGTGGAAGATTTATGTTGATGGTGAATTCTTGTACGCCCCAGAGGTGTACATTCGCCCCATCCTTCGTACCTTTGAATGGAGTGCGTGGGATCAGGAAGAGCAGACTTTCTCTTCTAAGTCTGTCCAGAAGCCTGTACTCTCTGGCAGTTTCCCTGACACGACAGGTACTGACCGTTGTGGTCGCCTCTCTCGTGACGAGGAAGAAAGTCTGGGCAAGGATGATCCTGCTCTGATTCGCTCACGGATGGCGGTTTGCAACCAGATCATCTACGGCTTGATCAGCGGTACGTTCACCAAAGCAGATGGCACTGAGGTCGAATTGGATAACTCACCCTTCGTAAGTTACTTCAAGAAGTCGGGCTTCATGCCAATCCGCAACTTCATCGAAAGTCTCACAAAGCAGAACAAGGTGATGCAACGTTGCAACATCCTTCTTCGGACTGCAAAGAAGACGATGGGAGCAACAAGTTACTTTGTTCCTGTTCCGACACTTGCAGGTGAGATCGATATCTCCGACAGCGACAAGGAGATGATGAAGATGTTTGTTGAGACTGTAAAAGGTCACAACGAAGTCGTCATGAATCAGCATCGGGATGCTGTCAAGTTACTTGATGACAGCGACATCGATCTAGCGGATGACTTCAAAGATGCTGCTTCTGCTTAACATCCAAGACTATCTTGCAAAAGCAAGCCGGGGGGAACTCAGTGTCCCCCCTTCTCATCTTGACCAGTTTCTTAATGATTGTAACGTTGCCGTGTCTCGTCAATTACAACGAGAGGCGCGGGACTTTCGTATTCGGATGTCTGGTATTGGTCGCCCTGTCTGTCAACAGTTGATGGAGCGAGAAGGTTACACAGAGGAAGTTGACTACAACTCTGTGCTTCGTTTTCTTTTTGGGGATGTCACGGAAGCAATCCTGATGCTTGTTCTGCGAGAGTCAGGTTGCAACATTGTTGATTTCCAAAAGGAAGTCGAACTGAAGATTGGCGATGAAACAATCAACGGCACACTTGACTTAATTCTTGAAGACGAAATGGGTGTCAAGAAGGTTTGGGATATCAAATCTGCAAGTGACTGGTCATTCAAGTATAAGTTTAAGGCTGGCTACGAGAAGATGAAAGAGGATGATCTGTTCGGATATCTGATGCAGGGTCATCTTTATTCTGAGGCTCTAGGGATGCCGTTTGGTGGTTGGATAGTCATCAACAAGTCAAGTGGCGAAGTAGCCGTTGTAGACGCTCCTGAGTGGCAAGAAGAGGACAGAAAATTCTACCTCAAGGATGCACAGGTTCGCGTCAAGCAACTTGTCAATCCCGACACAAAGGTTACCAAGTTTAAGTCAGAGATAGAAACGTACAAGGAAGACGGGGTTGTTACTCCGACGGGCAACAAGATACTTGCCAAACCTTGTACCTTCTGTGGCTTTCGAAAGCACTGTTGGCCTAAAGCCAAACTTCATCCGAAGGTAACATCTCGTGCAAAGGTACGCCCTGAGATCTGGTATGAGGTCGTAAAAAAGGCGGAACTTTGAGATGCCAATCCTTTCAGTAAAAAACTACGACGTGTCGCTTGTTAACCTCAACGAAACAGTTTGCCACGTGTTTGTTAATGCGGCGGTAGACCGTGGGGGTGAGCGACACGTTGTTCAACTACGACAGCACGAGCGGGGTCTTCCGCTCACGCTACGGGAAAACTATTCTTCCAACGGGACTTTGCTTCAATCAACCGAAGCAAGGGATGTTCCGCGATTGGAAGCTGAATTTCAACAAATATCAAAGCATCTTATGGCTGGTAACATTGTATGTGTCCCGATATACCCTTTGACAGACGAACTACTCAATCTCGAAAAACATTCCCCAAAGATGGCAGGATATCTAAGAAAACGACTAGAGGGATTACAGATAAAGTCCCTTTTGGAAAGTATCGGAAGATGAAAAATCGCGCAGGTTATCGATCAGGGTTTGAGTTAAAACTCGCTCAAACGTTGGTTGAAAACAAGATCAACTTCACCTACGAAGAAACACGGATACCTTACATTCCCAAAACTCGAACGTACACTCCTGACTTTTACCTTGTTGATTCGGACATATACATCGAAGCCAAAGGTAATCTAACAAAAGATGACAGGGTGAAGATGGTGCTTGTCAAGCAACAGCATCCGGAGTATGACATTCGGATTGTATTCATGAATGCCCGTAACAAGATATACAAGGGCAGTAAGACAACGTATTCCGATTGGGCAGAGCGATACGGATTTTTGTGGGCAGAAGGTAGCATACCAAAGGAGTGGTTAAATGAGCGACGACGGTGATTTATTTGATAAGATAACGGAGATGAACCGGATGATGGAGACCGCTTCTCTTCTTCCGGATCGTCAGTATATTATATTTAATGCAGTGGATGAAGATAACGTTTCTATGTCGGTATATGACACAACAGACATCAACCCCGACGACACAGAACCAACAGCATCAGATCTTTTATTGTATGGTGTGCTAGAAATGCTTGAAACTCGTATGGATGATGTGCTAGAGTTAGGTATCGCAAGGTTGGAAATGATCCGATCCGAATCACAACAGCCTTACATCGGAACAACAAGTCTAGGTGATAATGTTGTTAAAGTAGATTTTGGAAAGAAGCACTAAGATGACAGACTACAATCGTATTATGGAAGAGATTGAGCAACGGGGCAAGGAAGCCTATGGGAATGTGGACATGGTTAACAACCCACCCCACTACAATCAAGCAGGTATCGAATGCCTCGATGCTATTCGTGCCGCAACCCTTGAAGGTTACGAGTATTACCTTCAGGGGAACATACTCAAGTACCTGTGGCGGTATCGCTACAAGAATGGTGTGGAAGACCTAAACAAAGCCAAGTTCTATCTCGAACGCCTCATAGATGAGGTAAAGTGATGAAATGTTGGCATTGTAACACAGAACTTGTCTGGAACTGTGATTACGACATCGAAGAAGATTATCCAGACTATTGTATGATGACGTATCTTCACTGTCCAGAATGTGAGTCTGACGTCGAAGTTTATTTACCCAAAGAAAAAAAGGAAGAAACAGATGAGTAACACGCTACCTACCCCCTACCAACAATTCATTCACAAGTCACGCTACGCTCGTTGGCTAGATGAAGAGTCTCGCCGTGAAGACTGGCACGAGACTGTCGAACGCTATGTTGACTACATGGTCAGTCACGTTCGTGAAAAGAATGCGTATGAGATGCCTGACCAGTTACGCCGCGAACTCACACAGGCTATTATCAACCTAGATGTCATGCCTTCTATGAGGGCTATGATGACCGCAGGGGCGGCTTTAGCACGGGATAATATCTGTGGGTACAACTGTTCGTACATCCCCGTAGACAGCCCTCGTTCGTTCGATGAGGCCATGTATATTTTGATGTGTGGCACAGGGGTAGGTTTTAGTGTTGAGCGTGAGAACGTCGATAAGTTGCCTATCATCAGTGAGAACTTCAGCAAGTCAGATATTGTTATCAATGTTGCCGATAGCAAGATTGGGTGGGCGAAAGCATTTCGCGAACTGGTTGCACTTCTCTACGCAGGTACGATACCTTCGTGGGATGTCAGTGGGATTCGCCCTGCAGGTTCGCGGCTGAAGACTATGGGTGGACGGGCATCCGGACCACAACCATTGGTTGACCTGTTCAACTTTGCTGTTGGGATGTTCAAGAAGGCGGCAGGACGTCGCCTCTATCCTATCGAAGCCCACGACTTGATGTGTAAGGTTGGTGAGGTTGTCGTCGTAGGTGGGGTTCGCCGCTCTGCCTTGATATCCTTGTCGAACCTTAACGATGACCAGATGGCACACGCCAAAGCAGGTATGTGGTGGGAGAATGAGGGGCAACGTGCGTTGGCGAACAACTCTGTTGCCTACAAGTCCAAGCCTGAAATCGGAACCTTCATGCGTGAGTGGGTGTCCCTTTACGACAGCAAGTCTGGTGAGCGAGGCATGTTCAATCGTGAAGCGGCAGACAAGCAAGTTGCTCGTAACGGGCGTCGGGAAACAGGACACGCTTGGGGTACGAACCCCTGCTCCGAAATCATTCTTCGTCCCTACCAGTTCTGCAACCTGTCAGAGGTTGTAGTTCGCTCACACGATACCCTGAATGACCTGAAGCGGAAGGTTCGCCTCGCAACCATCTTGGGTACGTTGCAATCAACCTTGACCGATTTCAAATACTTGAGGAAGATATGGAAAGACAACACAGAAGAAGAACGCTTGTTGGGCGTGTCCTTGACTGGTATCATGGACCACAACGTTCTAGCCGGAATGACAGACAGTCGCACGTGGCTAACAGAGATGAAACAGGTAGCCATCGACACAAACTTGGATATTGCCCAGACGCTTGGAATCCCACAGAGCAGTGCAATCACTTGTGTAAAGCCGTCGGGTACTGTATCACAACTGGTAGACAGTGCAAGTGGGATTCACGCTAGGCACAACGACTACTACATCCGTACAGTTCGCGGTGACAACAAAGACCCGTTAACCCAGTTCCTTATTAACGAGGGTGTCCACAACGAACGGGATGTGATGAAGCCGGATGCAACAACGGTATTCTCGTTCGCGATGAAGAGTCCGGACAACGCCGTTCTTCGTGATGACAGGACTGCTATCGAACAGCTAGAGTTGTGGAAACTCTATGCGAACTACTGGTGCGAACACAAACCATCAATCACCGTGTCCGTAAAGGAACACGAGTGGATGGAAGTCGGGGCGTGGGTCTATGATAACTTCGATGTTTCATCGGGTGTGTCGTTCCTTCCGTTCAGTGACCACACCTATCAACAAGCCCCCTATCAGGACATCGAACCTGACGACTACCACGATTGGCAGAAGTCTTACGAACACGTGGTCTTGGATTGGAACAAGCTGACTGACTTTGAGAAGGAAGATAACACCAGTGGTTCACGGGAGTTGGCTTGCACAGCAGGTGTCTGTGAAGTTGTTGACTTGACAGCGGCATGACAGATGGTGTAGACTGGCCTAATTGGTGGCAATGGTGGTTACTTACTGCCATTACCATCAACACTACAATTAACGTGATTGTGTTCTTTAAGCACAGATTTAGGAAGTAATAGGGTTTCCCATGACGGTGGGAAAAGCATAGTGACTGAACAACCTTCTGTAACGGGGGTAAGGTATACACGGGGAGTGGTACTCCTGCTCAACCAGCTAACGTGTAGTTCGGGTGAAGTATAGGAAGTTACTAGCCTGATGTGGGTATCATCCAAATCCCACCTATGCACTTAAATTGAGGAGTTGATAATGGTAGGTATGATTGAACTACAAGATTACATCGAACATGAGGACGGCAGTGCCACCATCACGTTTGATTGCGATGTCAAGACACGAGAACTTCTTGTAAGTCTGGGTCTCATGTCCCTTCTTGAGAAGGCAGTAAACGAAAAGGATGGATATGCCGTATCCGACCCTGACCAACTGGAGTTTGATTTTGATGATAGAGGTTAAGTTAACAAAGGACATTATGGATCGTGCCAAAAAGAAAGCTGCCTCAGTTGGTATCCTACCGGGCAGCATAACAGGTGGCTTGAGTAATGTTGTTGGAGCAATAGGTGAAGTGATTGTTGGCGACGTGTTAGATGCAGAGCATGTTAACACCATCCACTACGATCTTGTAAAGAATGGTAACCGCATTGATGTCAAAACAAAGCGTTGCAACACCAAGCCCTTTCCCAACTACGACTGCAGTATTGCGGCACACGGATCAAGCCAAGACTGTGACACCTACGTGTTTGTTCGTGTCAAGATTGATATGACACGGGCTTGGATACTTGGTGGGATATCAAAGGGCAGATTTTTGCAACAGGCTACACGCTATTCGAAAGGTGATGTTGACCCCAGCAATGGGTTTGTATTTAGAGCGGATTGTTACAACATTCCCATTTCAAAACTTGAGGACATCCATGTCAAAGAAACTAGCCAAATGTACGCTGTTTGATCTGCATTTCTTTCTTAGTGAAAAAGGACAAATCGAAATTGAAATGTCCAGCGTTGATCCGGATGTTTTTAGAGATGCAATGGAAAATGGGTTCCCCGAATACGAAGGAACCCACAAGATATCCAGTCTGTTACGTTACCTCAATTCGATGGGTAACGAGATACGAGAAACTTCGAAACGGTATATCTAACGCTTCTTCTTCTTTTTAGCCATGCCGCCGTACATCATGCCCGTTCCGGTGCGAGGCATTGACATAGCAGTGTTCATCATCATATCCTGTTGACGCTTGTTCTGTGCCATCTGGTCAGGGGACGCAGACATCATTCCACCCATCTGGGCTTTCTTGCGAGGCTTGGCACTTTTAGCCATGCCACCGTACATCATTGGTTTGCGAGGGTTGTTGGTGTAAGTTTTCATCGTGTTAAGTTCCTTATGTCTAGGCTGGGGATGTAAAGTCCTTGTTCACCACGTGGCAGAACACCGCCTGTTTCAAAAACTTTGCGCTGTTCTGGTGAGGGCATGGAGAAGATTGTTACATTGTATTCGCGACCGATTGGGTCAACAACGGTCTGGGTCTTGACGTCAGTGACGGTGTGTTGTTGGGTTATTCCTAGCAGAAGAAGAGACTCGATACGAGCGTTGCGAATAGGATCAAGCGGCTTACCTGTACGCATCGTTTCAAGCAACAGTTTGCCAAGTTCCGGATCGTTGATCATTGATGTCAGCAACTTGTAGTTTCTGCCGCGCATTGTTTGCAACAGGGCTTCTGTCCCAACATATTTTGGACTGATGACGCCTCTATTGATAGCGTAGATACGGCTGATAACACTTTCAACCGACATACCCCCCGGAATACCTCTGATACCCATTGCCATCGGGTTGCTTTCTAATTCGGACAAGAACCCGTATATTGTCTCTGCCATGTCGTAACGCTCATCACCAAGAATTTGCCGTGCTACTGCTCTTTGCTCATCAGTCTTACCAAGAAACTGTGCGAGTCCGGCAGGGTTTATTGTAACGGCATCAATTTCCACGTACTTTCCGTCAACAACCTTCCTTCCCTCTAGGCTGTCAAAAGAGGAGATAGGCACAAGAGTCTTTTTTCCGGTCTTGACGAATGTTGCGTTTTCAAGAGTCAGCATGTAGATGTCGGTGAGGTTCTTATCTACTAGTTCAGCCGCATCTACATCTGACAGGCCCCTTGCTTTTGCACCATCTAGCATGGCGTTACGAATATCGTTGTATTGCTGGGAGCCGCCCGTTATAAGAGATTGTGCAACTCGTTCAGGAGAGAAGTTGGCAGGAAGCCCCGAAACATCACGGATGATTTGAATTGTTTTTCCCAATTCAGCAACCTTATCTTTTGCAGGTTCGGTTGCAGCCTTGATTGCGTCGTCAACTCTAGTCGTTACAATCTCTTGTGTTTCGTCAAACAACTGCTTACCAACAGCCTTACTGCTGTACCCATAAAGGTCATCAATCAAAGCACCAGTATCAATCAACGGCACACGTTCTCCGTTGGCGTTTATCATTGTAACGTTGTTGTTCAGATTAGTGAGAAAGTCTTTTCGTTGAACATCCGACATACCCTCAAAGTTCTCCATCATGAATTCGCTGACGGCTGCTTTTAGGTGTGTCTGAACACTCTTGGTGTTGGGTGCGCCTTCACGGAAGGATCTCATAACCTGTCCGGTCTCAGGGATAATTGTTTCATCACCCAGTGCGCGACCCACTGATGCCATCCAGTTGTTGGCGTAGGACTTGTCGTTAGCGAGGCGTTCAATCTTAAGCCAGTTATTTGGGTTTTCCTTGAATGCCGTGCCACCGGGGTGCATTGCACTTACACTTTCTTTCTTTTGATTGCCCCAACTCATGAAGCCCGGAACAATACCCCCGTCAACGTCATCAAACCACGCTCTTTTATAGTCTGACCACCCTCTGTTTGCTTGCTCAAGGTATTGACCAAAAGGCATTGAACCTCCCTCGATTGATTGGTGCTGGATATTCAACATGCCAATTGGATTACCGTCAACTTCAAATTGGTTAAACTTGTCTTTGAGCAAATCATCAACGCCGCCAAGTTTGTTAAACACAGCCCCGTTGTCTTGGTTTTTCCATTTGAGTGTAGATATGGTTGAACCAAATTCGCGCAACTGTTCGGGGTTCAATTGGAACATAGCCCTGTTGCCGTTTCTGTAGGCTTCCATAGCGATAATTGCTTGAACGTTGGCTCCATCTGGAAATGAAACACCCTGACTCTCAAGTTGGGCTTTTATGTCCTGTAAGACTTCATTTTTTGACATGTTTCTGTTCGAAGCAAGTGTTTCAAAGAACGGATCCGTAAATGATACAACGTTCTTTTCAAACATACGTTTGTCAGCCGCACTGATGTCACTCTTTGTCACCCGTACAAGAGGAACCATTCCGGGAATCTCTACCTTCATCAACGAGTCAAACAAATCGAAGGCATCGACTGTTGGTACGCCATCAATAACTTCCCCAGCGGCAGTAAGATATGTGACTTTTGGGTCAGACATAATCGTGTAAGGACGTTGAGCGGAATTTAGGGCTTCAGCATGTTTGACTTGCATGTGCATCGAAAACAAGCCACTTGCTGACGTGTACTGGGGAATGTCCGGAAGTGACTCTTGTCTAGCAGCTCCTGTTCGTACGGCAGTACGGGCGGATTCGCTGTCGCCCAGTTCAGAAACAATCTTGTTTGATTTGTTTGAAAGTTGTCCGGTTATAAAGTCGGTTTGTTCAGATTGCATAACCTTAAACTGATCGGCGTTCAGATCTGTGTTTTTAATGAGGTTGTGACGAAGTAAGGTTGCAACAGCCGATTCAAAAGAGTAACTTTTTCCGGATCTGAGTGCTGTTGGTTCAAACGCACCACTGCGTCCGTTGATTTGCGACAGGTAATGACCAACACCTTTCTTTGCAATAATATCGTTTGCTTTGCTGATTTCATCGCGAGCATCCTCAAGACCTGTTTCAAACTGACCAATCATCTTAAGAAAGTTGGATTCGGCTTCGTTTGTTGGCTTAAAGTCAACAACAAGCCTGTTTAATTCAGCGTTCAGTTCTGTTTCGAGACGTTGCAATCTCTGCAAATTCTCAGACTCAGCAGAACCAATCACACCTTTAACACTGATTTCCCGTTGGACGGTATCAACCAAGTGACGCAACGTTACAATGTTGGTTATGACAGGCAAAGTTAAATCGAGAGCATCTTCCCGTACCCCAAGATCTATCAACTTGTTACGATACTCATCCATCTTTTGAGCTTGATATGTGATAATTTCGCGCATTTCTGGGCTGTAGGTTTGCATCCGTCTGGCAATAAACTCTATCTTTTTGCGATTGCTTCTACCGACTGTACCCATACTTGCAAGAAGGTTGGGCATTTTTCCGTCTGCAATGGATATACTAAGCCCCAAACCAAGACCGATCAATTCCCCCATCTCTGCATCAATCGAATCAGAAACTTCACCAAAGAATGTACCTAATGCTGCAGAACCAACAATCATGTAGTTATCTTGGATGTTTGCGTCGCGAATAAACTTTGGTGTGTTGCTACGACGAGTAACAGCAAACAACCTGTATTGTAAAGCCCGTGCTTGATTGTCAATACGATCAATTTGCTTTTGAAGTGAAGGATTCAAGGGATCCTCGTTCATCCGTTGAACTAACTTTCCCCGTCTTTCATCATAAACAGAAAGGCTATCAAGTATTTGTTTGACCTCTGCCCGTTCGTTTACGGGAAGATTAGCGTCTTGGACTTGATATGCTTGAGCGATGCGCTGCTGATACCCTCCCTTAAGCCGACCAAATGGTCCCCACGCTAAACCTCGTTCTTCGGTAAAGTTTTCAAGAATCTGGGTGTCGGTTAGATTTGGGTTAACTTTGCGCTGCTTTTCAGCATAATCTGTGAACAGCTTCAAGTCTTTTTCAGAGCGAAAATATTGACGAGCATTGGAGATGCTAGTACCTGACCTAACTTCAGCTGCAAGTTGAATTGCGCGAGGTAAGTATCCTGTGTACATGCTTGCTAAGTCTTCAGCAACCCCAAGAGAAATTTCAATGTTGTTTTCTGCACCCCACTCTTGGATACGATAAGATGATGGTTCCCACCACGAATCCATTATGTCGCCACGTGTTTGGTAGTCTGCGATGGCAGGACCATCCATACCAAGACTATTTGCAAGCAAGCCGCTGATTTCTCCCGCACCCCACAGGGCTGTTTCGGCAGTTGCCTTGATGGTGTTTTCACCGAACCCAGTGACAACTCGCTGTAACTCATCCATCCCGTAGCCCTTCATCCCTTTGTTGATGATCATGTAACGAGCGCGAGCATCCATACCTTTTTCAATCAGGTACTCGTTCATGTACTGGGCGTAGGTTGCGCGACCAAACTCAGGATCTGGGCTAAAGACCGTGCCAAACAATTTGTTGGCAAATTGAGAGCGACGCACGTCGTCGAAAGTGATTGCCCCTGCTTCAAGAGACATCCCAATTCGTTCGGGCAACTTGGTAAAACGGGTGATTGCTTCGTCCCACGGAATAGGCGTTTCTGTACCGTCCGGATTAAATTCACTAGGGTAAATAACAGATACTGCGCCAAATTTGTTGGCTAGTTCAACCTTGCGTTCGGGAGTTGTACCAACAACGTTTAGGCGTTCACCTTTCGCGTTAACAAACTCTGTGGCAGTTTGCCACTGGTTCTGGACCCACTCTTTGTTGTCGAACGGAAGAATGTCGGTTACGGACACGTCAATGTTCTGGGCCTTTGTCCAGTCGTATTTGATTCCCCGTTCGGTGGTAACACCCGTACCAAGAAATTGGGTGTCGGTAAATGGAATCTTGAATTCCTCACGAGTAACTTCGATGTCTTCGGGTTTGAACGTCGTTGGTTCAGTCACGGGTTCAAACATGCCCTCACGAGGCGTCATATCTTTTGCAACTTCTTCTGTTGCAGCTATGGTTGGTCCTTTTGCCAAGATGTTAAGAGCTTGTCCGGCAAGCCCTAATTGGTTCATCTGTTCGTTTTGATCAGCCATTATTGACCCACCCCGTACTTGTTGATGAAGTTTCTGTCGGCGGTCCCAATCAGGGACTCAAGCAGAGTTGGCTCCATGTCCGTTTTTGCTTCCGCCAGAGATCCGTATTCCGGATTACCATCAAGTTTGCGACGTTCGTTGATCGCCCCCAAGACAAAAGCGTTGTAAATTTCCTGACCGTTTTCCACTGTAGCAATAGTCTGATCGAGCGCGGATACCCCTTTAGGTTTTGTTACTCCGCCACCTATCTGGTCAACAACTGAACCAACCGTAAAGTTAACACTGTAGTCTCCATACCCAGCCGTATTCAACAGCCGTTCAGTGGTAATGTAAGCCAACTGGCGTTTTGGATCGTTTGAACTCAACGCATCTGCACGAAACTTGAAACGTTGTAACATCTGCTTTACACCCTTGAGGGTATTTACTTGAGACTGAGGAGAAGCAGTAAAGTTTTGACGCAAGCCTCTCATGATCATCGCGACGTCTTGGTCAGAAATTGTACGACCACCTGTACCGCCCTGAATAGCAGCAGCAATCTCGTAGGCTAGTACAACCGTGTAAAACTGTCTTTGAGCGTATTTAGCATCAGTGATTTCGGATATTGCAGCAATTTCCTGTTCTATAAGAGACAAGCCGTCTTCATTTTCTGCGAACAGGGGCTTTCCATCCTCATCAGTTTTTTGGAGTAGTTGGAGACGTGCTTGTTGTGCGTATCCAAGCATCTGATCTTTAGACTGTGCTGTTCCCCAACTAAATCCAACAATATCTGCTGCTCGTCCAGCAAGGTACTGTGCGCCTTCTGCAAACAAAGAAAGATTAGCAACTGATGTTGAATCAAGAAGGACCTTGTCTCCCCGTGAGTCAAGTACATACTGCCCATTAGAGTCAGTCATGTAGTAGGTATCCAGCACGGCATCAACAACATTAATGGCTCGTAGCGAACTATCAGCAACATCCATCTGTGCGCGAAGAAACTGTGCCTTTTGGGTTGTACTTCCACCAAAGTTGAAGTGTTCATCCATAGCGATATCAACCCCGCGAGAACTTGGCATCAAATTAAACACAAGATTGTTTGCGACAATAATATCACCGTCTGTCATTGTGTAAAAATCACGAGCAATCGGAATCATGTTCTGATTTTGTTTGTTCAGAGCAGACTTACGAGGATCTACCAAATCAACAAACACAGCTAATTCATCTACGTTTGGATTTCCACTGTACGGAGTATTTGCCCAATCGTTGAATTGAAAAAGAATTGGCTGATCATTAGATGCGATACGGTTACCGTCACTATTAACAATAGGGCGTCCATCAATTCCCATCTCGTAAGTGATGAAGTTATCAAGAGCCATATTAGCTAAAGTTTCCCTTGATGCTTTTTTGTCACCAACCATCATTCCCGTTGGATTGTTCTTGATAAGAACCGGGAGAAGACGGGTGTTGATCAACGGAGTAAAAGTTTTAGGCCAACTGTGCTGAATAATTTGTATTGCCGTGTCACTTGATTCTGGATCCACAGGTTTATTGGGGTTAGGAACCGGGGTAGCAGATACAGTTACTTCAGTATTCTCTGGATCAGGGTTCTGGATAATTTTGGATTGTTCTGCTTCACCAAGTTTGTTTTCATCATAAGCGTCAACGAGATCTTTGAATCCGGGAATGCTTAACAGTGTTGGATAAGATTTTTGTACCGTGTCGATCATTAGGTTGCCCATAAGATCCTTTTTTAGGTAAATTTCCTCTCCGGCAGCAATCAATGTTTCGTGTTCAGCTAACACGTCAGCAAACAGCCCCCGTCTGAATCCGACCACATCTGGTTTATCGGAATTGTCGGCGAGATGCGTCATGATGTTTGGAGTGTTATTTAACTGGTTTGCAACATTCAAGATGCGATTGCTGCGATTGCTGATGGTCTCCATTCCACCAAAGACTTGATCATTAAACTTGAATGAGTACAGATAGTCAGACTGCTTGATGGCGTTAGTTGCGCTGGCAAGTTCCCGGTCAGAGATTTCTGTTCGTTCTATTACGGTGTCACCTTTCTGCTTAATAGAAAAGGAACCCGTGATATTTCCGTGTTTTGCAGGGTTGTACTCCGACTGCGGGATTTCAAGAAATGTCCCATCGTCGTTCGGCTTATCAGTTATGAAGAACGGAGTTGTGATTTCGTCCGGAACGGCGGGATTGTTCTTTGTTCCAAACAGTTGTACGTTTGCGGGTTGGGATACTCCAATTTGATTGCCTTTGTCATCTTCTTTTACGACAGTGCTAAAATATTGGATAGTTGACCACATGGTGCGAGGAACATTTAATTCAGTTAACTTGTCCGTAACACCACTTTGACCTTCAAGATTATCGTAGGTTTTTCCATTTACCGTAAACGAGTACAACTGCTTTTCAGTGTCGGGGCCGGGTTCCGTTTTGCCTGTGTTGAACCAAAAATCTTTATCCCAAAGATTGTCTTCGAAACTTCCATCGGTTTTAATTGTGCGATGTCCTGCCTGAACTGCGGTGTCTACGGCTTCCGGATTTTCGGAAGAGGTAAAAAAGGTGTTGTTGCCGTAGTACAACGGAACGGTGCTGGCCTTCTGTTCCTCTGTCCAATCAATCCACGAGTCGGTAGCAGTTGGTTTGTATTTTACAATTTTTTTGGGATCAAACGCCGTAGACATAAACCAGTTTGATGGCGCAAGCATTGGTACGCCGTTTTCTTCAATGATGTATTGTGGTTTATTTTCAAGGTCAAGTTTTGCCTGTTCTGCTTCAGCAACAGCCTTTTTTTCATCTGCAATTCTGTCCCCTCGCATTTTTGCGGAAACAGCATACAAAGCAAGTACGGGTAGTGATATAGCCATCGTCTATTATTCCTCTGGGTTCAAGAACGAAGGTTCGGGAGCAGGGGCTGGAGCAGGGGCAGGGCGTGTCAGGTTATCAACCCGCATCCGCTTTTCCTCGTTGATCATTTCAACCATGTCTCCGTACAGTTTCGGGTTACGTTGCTTCAGGGTGCGGAAGAACGCAGCGTCGTTGAAACTCTTCTCTTCAAGTTCAGGATCTGTTACGAACAATTTGGCTTCGATGCCATTTTCCTCTGCCAAGCCAACAAGGTAGATCGACAGAGCAGGTTTGATCAGTTCGGCAACGTCAGGGGTAAACATCCCTGCCATAAATCCTTTGAATGCAATCTGGGATACAATCTCTTCAACGGTAATTCCTGCCAGCATCATCTTGGAAAAGCTCTCGTCTTCGCCCATCGATTCAGCCCGTTCGATGATAAAATCAACGGCTTCATTCGGATCAACAATCTGTGGGGGACGCTCCCACGGCCACTTTCCACGAGGACCCGTAAGGGAGTGTCCGGGGGGTGCTGCAAGAGGGGTAATTTTATCAAGTGCCATGTTCGTTAAACCTTCGATTTCGGTAGTTCTGCTGACGCAAGTCTAATTGTCTGGCCTGATCCCGTGATTGTAGCGCGAGGGATGGGAATTGTTTGGACACGGGAAATCATTGCACGTGCGCTACCGGAGTTTTGCAACATGTTCGGAACACGGTTACCATATCCAAGAGGTATCTGGGAGGCTTGTCCCGCTGACGCCAAATTACCGGGAGCTACGGACGTTGGTGAAACTCTGGCAACATCCGGCATGTCACCCATACCAAACTTGTCGTACCCAACTACTTTTCCTGAAAAATCCCTAACTGCTCCCATCAAGTTTTCCGGACTGGCTAGATCCGCACCAAACTTAGATGCCCCCGAAAGAAAACTTCCGGTCCACGTATCAGTTCCAAAGTATTCTGCACCCGCTGCACCTGCGTACTCCAAACCCTTACCAAGAAGAAGAGGGGCTGCTGCGCCAAGTGCTAGTTTCAGCAAACTCATGATTATAACGCTCCAAATATGTTGTCGATTGATCGAACAATCAACATGTCTTCAAACTGATCACTGTACGCCGCACTGTTTGCAGCAATCGCTTGGGCTTGCATAGCAGCGTTGTGTGCGCGAGCCTCACGATTTTCAGAGATCTGCATTGTCCACGCAGCTTGATCCCGGTAGGTTTGCCACAGGTTAGCAAGCGACTGTTGACTGAGGGAAAGCAGATTCATAACGTTTTGCTGGTTAGCTGCATTTTGGGTTGCAGTGTTAGCTGTGTTGATGTCTCTGCGCCACTGTGCGTTGCTTTGTGCGATCTGTGCAGACATGTTCGCATTGAACTGCTCACGGGCTGCATCCATCTGGGTGTTGAACTGTGACATCGCGTTGGTTTGCGACACGTTGTATTGTTCGATTGCCGCAACTCTGTTCAAAGTGGCGGATTCAACTTGTGAGCCAAGTTGCTCAAAGAACATGTCAAGTTCCATCTGGGACTTGGCGTTGAACTGAGCGGCAGCATTGACTGCGGCTTGGTCGGTTAACATTGCCTGTAGCTGACCCTGATAACTTACTGTAGCAGACTGTTGCTCGTTGGTTAAGTTTTGGAGATCGATGGAAAGAAACGCTTTGGCGTTGTTCACGTTGGCTTGCTGTTGGGCGTTTAAGTTAGCCATATCCATCTGGGCAGATGCGGCTGCGTTTTGCAACACGGCCTGTTGCTTGTTGGATAAGTTTTGCAACTGGATGGTTGCGTACGTCTTGGCATCGGCTGCAGCAATCGGAATACCCGATTCCATTACTGCCGTTACCATCGCAGCAGCAGCCATACTTGACGCACCCAGCCCCCGCTGTTGCATTACAGCCGCAGCTTGTCTAGCAGCAGGGGAAGCCCAAGCGGGTAGGGGTTGACCCTCTTTGATGGTTGACAGGAGTTCAGCCATCTGGTATTTGACTGTGCCTTTTGGATCAAGTTCTTCTGTTGCTGCAACAGCCATGCTCTCAGGGGAGAGTTGGCCCTGTGCTGCTTCCATCAGAGAGCCTTCGGATAACTGACCCGTTGCGGCTAGGGCAGGAGCAACCTCTCCGACGGTAGCCGCTTCGACTGCAACAGGAGTTGCTGGCGTCGGTGCAGCCTGTACAAACTGAGCTGTGTCGATGGCAGGAGCTGCCTCTACAGGTGCAACTTCTCCCATCACGCCTACACTGGGAGCCAATTCTTCTCCGGGTTTGAGTTCCAGAGGTGTTGGCGTAACCTGTTGCTCGGTTGGCAACGCTGTCATGTCGGCTTGTTCGGCTTGCCGTTGAATAACCGCTTGCTGTAGTTCTTCGCCTGTTTTACCTGCGAGGGTGCTGTCTTGTTCTGCCATGTTTCTTACCTATTCCCCTGCAATACTCTATCCAGCTTATCTTCCAACCTGTGTAATGCTTCCATCAATCTATCCATGTCGTCGCGTAACTCCACCTTTGTTGCGTAGTCTTCACGTGTTCTGTTCAAAAGAATGCTCAAACGCTTGACTTCGTTACTCAAACCTACCAAGAACCACGCACCACCAGCTACGATGACACCAAGAAGCATATCAATGAGGTTGGTCATTTCCACGTTACTCTGCCTCTTGTAT